GTCACAGGGCTAGACCATGTGGGGGCCACTTCCACGTCATTCGTCCCGCCTACTTGGATCTGCACTTGTGTGCCCTTGGCTGCGTCAATCCGTGGGTACACGGCACGAATCAGCTTGACCTGATCGGGCTTGTCAAAAGAAAGACCAGTGCGCTCTAGCCGCGACGTGAATACTGAGCCATTGAACGTTGCCGACACATCCACAGCACGTATAGACGGGCCTAGATGCGTCGTGAGCAAACGAGACTGAGCTGGGCTCAGTTCGTCCTGATTCCATGCCGTAGTGGCGTCGTTCCACGTATCGCCATTCGCCGCCCATGTGGAAATGATGTTGTAGTCAATCTGACCCACAGCGCCATACGTCACGTTATTGAGCGGGCGAATTGCCCATGCTCCCGTGGTCCAGTTCCACACCGCCGCCATGGTGCACGCTTGCTTGCCAAGCTCGGGGAAGCAAACCCAAACCTCGTTAGCTGCCGGGTTGGTCGTGAGGAATGCGCGCTTGCGGTTGGTGCTGTCGATCTGGTTGAAGATCCACTTGCGAAGCACTGCGGTGATGATCGACTTTGGCCCTTGGCCGTTGTGTACGACCACATCACCCGGGGTCAGAACTACATGGCCTACATCGGTGTTGACAATGCAGCCACGCGCCAATGCACCGACCGAACCCGGCAAGCGCTGGAAGCGGAAAACCTGCTCGTTGCCAGTGGGCACCATGCTCCACATCGACGACTCTTTGTAGATGATGTTGGCATCTGCAAGAGGAAGCTGATCGACCATCAAAGACGGGTCTTCTGCCAGGTCGATTTCGCCCGCGTTCTTGGTCAGATCCGTTTCGTCATACGACGATGGCAGCGCACCCGGCACGGCGGGGTCTGACCACTTCACCATGTGTGGGAACCTATTGTTCGTGGTTCCAACGTTCTTGGTCACATCCAGACCGACCAGCACGTTCTTGTACGGACGTAGTGACGCTACACGGGTGTTTGGAGGCCACGCGGTGAGGCTGGTTGCAACGCCCGTACCACCCCAGCCCACAGGCACATTGACGCCGTTATTCGCCACCAGCACGCCATTCAGCACACCACCTGTCCAGCGGTCATCAACTCCACCGGTTGGAGCAGATGAGGGGGTGATGTTGGAGCGCGATGTACCGTCATCAGCGTAGATCGCAGACGTACCGGCGTGGATGAACCAGCGCTTTCCGCCCTGGTTGTAGCCCTGCAGCCAGTACGGGGTGACCACAGGCGTATCAAATAGCTGCTTTTCGCCCTTGAAGCGTTCGGCCCCGTTCTCGCGGAAGCGGATGTTGGAAGAGTCAGACCACGCATTGATCGGCAGTTCGTGGGGCGGCTGGTCTTTGATGACGCCGTACTGCCCCGCCATGGGGATCGTGATGATTGCCATCAGATGTGATCCCCGCTTGGGTCGTATGGGTCAAGCAAAGGCTCTGCCCACACTGCAACAGCCTTGCGCCAGCCTTTCGAGGTGGCGTTGTGGCGCTTTAACCGGCTGGTTACGGTGCCTTCTCGGGGCAGTTCAAACAGCAAGACGGATAGCACCAGCACATTGGCAAGGAAGTCCAGCGCCAGCCCGATAAACAGGACGGGATAGCCAAACACCTTGGACCAGAAGCCGAGCAAACCGGCATCTTTGGCCCTTTTGAGCGACATCACGGCCAAAAAAAAGACCCAGAGGGTCCACAGCGAAAACACAGCCCAGACGGGCCACCACAGCGCGTTCATAGTTGCGCCCTCAGTGCTGCGATTTGTTCATCGAGTGCTTTCAAGCCAGCGTAGCCACGGTTTTTGGCGCGAAGCTGGGCATTGGTCAGACCCAGCGCTGCGGCGCGTTCTTCCGCAAGCGCCAGGATGGTTTCACGAGTGATCCGTTGTTGGCTGAGGATCTGTTCTCGCTCCATTTGCTGGATCAATTGCAGTGCTGCCACCGATGGCGGCACCGGGGGTTCTGCTGTCTCGCGGTAGGTGTCGGCCGCGAAGTTGGACGCCATGAAATCGGGCGATGCAATGATGGTGTTGACCACCACGCCGTTGTCTAGGATTTCGTAACGCATGGACAGTCCTTAACCAACGATCCACTCAATCACGACGCCGCCGCCACCGCCGCTTCCTCCGGTGCCAGAGCTAGCACCACCACCACCGCCGCCAAACAAGCCACCTGCGCCACCCGCCGCACCACCAGCAGCGCCACCGCCGCCAGCAAAAAATCCTCCCGAACCAGCAGGCGCACCAGAAGCGCCGCCACCGCCGCCGCCAGGCTCACCAGATCCACCCGTGCCACCACCACGACCCAATGGCGAAAGAATGCGCCCCGCTACCAATTGACCAATGCCATTGGCGGGGGTGGCCGGAATGCTGGCCCCACCAGGCCCCATTGAGCCGCCGCCCTGCGATGGTGATCCAGCAACAGAAACGCCGCCTACACCAGCCCCGCCTGATGCGCTAGATCCATCGGACGCACGGCCTGTACCGAAGATGCCGACAGCGCCGCCGCCTGTAGCGTTGGCGTTACCAGAAGCTCCTCCCGTGACATTGAGATCACCCCCGGAAGCAGTACCGCCAGCAGTAGACGTTCCACCGTTAGCGGTCAGACTGACGCCGGTACATGTAAGAGTCGTATTCCCACCGGCTGCGCCATTGCTAGCCCCACCAGCGCCCACGGTGAAGGAAATCACCGTCCCAGAAGTTAGCGTGGCAACTTTTTGAGAGAAGCCGCCAGCACCACCGCCACGGCCTGTATTCAAGCCAGCCGCGCCTGCGCCAATCGCAGTGAGCAGGTATTTCCCAGTGACAGGCGCTGTAAACGAGCCCGATGCACTAAAGGCCCGCTGCTCAGCAAAACCGCTTCCACCACCGCCGAAAAATTGAGAAAGATTGCTCATTTGATGATCCAGCCTTGCCCGGTAACGAACGTCAGGCGAACCGCTGCGTTCAATGTGTTAATGGTCATATCCTCGGCAAGTCCTTGGATGTTGTTGCCGTTGCGTGCAACCACAGGCGTGGTGAGACCACTACGGTTGACGAACTCCACCCACTCGCCATTCACTGGTGCAGATGGCAAAGTCAGGGTGAGTGCCGCTGTAATCACGTATGTCCTACACACCACTGCAGCTGTGCTGGTGCTGATCACGAGTGGCGAATCGACCAACTCAGACCACGATGCTGTGGTGCCGTTGGTGCGCACGAAACGACCTGCATTGCCAGATTGCCCTGGCAGCGCAGCAGAGAAAGCCGTGGCAGACACAAACGCAGTGGATGCGGCGTTGTTCGTGGCATCGCCTGCGGTCGCAGTGGGGACGGTGATCGTCGCCCCGGTGTAGTTGTGCGAGCCTGTCCACGCTTGCCCGGCAATCGCGCCCTTCGTGTCGATCTGCGTTTGCAGAGGCGAAGTAACGCCAGCAAGGCGCAGCAGTTCAGCCGCAGTGACCGCGCCAATCGTGGTTGCCGCAGGAAGCGTGACGCCAGATGCACCGGAGAAGTTGTGCGCCCCGGTGTAGGTTTCGCCTGCCTTGTTTGACTTGGCGGTGAACTGGGGTTGCAGTGCAGAGGTAACGCCTACGCAGTAGTTCAGTTCGGTCGCAGAGGCCGTAACAGCCGTGGTGCCGAAGTTGGGGAACTGCGTTTTAAGGACAGTCTTTGTCAGCCGGATATGGTCGTCGCCTTCGCTGATGAGGTCGGCAGCGGTGGGCAGCGTGGTATCAAGCTGGCTGATGAATGTTGCGGTTTCGACGGTCATTAGATGAGCCTCCGTGCGTCTTGCATGATCCGAAGCTGTGCGCCCGAATGCTTGTTGCCATCGTCTTGTGCTTGCAGGCTGTTCATCACCGAAGCGAACCGGGCAAGCTCGCGCTGGGTCAGTGCGTCGTCGCGTGTGTAGTAGCCCACCTCGATCAGCAGGGCGCTGATATAGACCGCTGGCGCGTTGTGGGTGAGCCAGTTGGTATCGGTGTCATTCACCAGCGCCGGGAAAGCTGCGTAGTAGATGATTTCCACATCCTGCGTGAACGTCGGCGAGAACACCAAGTTATTGCCGCGCAGCGAGAAAAACGAAGGAGACCCAGATGCGTTTTCACGCTCGCCCATGTTCTCCAGCGGCTTGAAGTCCAGCGCCTTTTTGTAGTTCGGCGAGATGACCGCAGAAACCCGCTTCATCTCCAGAAAATCAGCCGGGAGCGTGGTGGAAGCAGGGTTGACCACGGTCATCATGGACGACAGGCGCAGAGGTGGCACGTCGCCCTCAGAGGCACCCGTGTAGATGCGCTGCTCTGCCATCTCCAGAAACGTAGGCATCAGCGTTTCAAGGTCGCTGCGATGGGCATAGCCCGCCACTGCATCCTTGATCTGCCGCCAGGTCATCGCCATGGTTAGAAGTCCTCAAGCGGCGTGATGTTCACGCGACCAGGTGCTGTGCCCTGAATGTGTGCGATGTGCGTGCAACCACCCACGGCCAGCAAAACGCAGTCAGCGGGCTGCACCAGCAGGCTGTTGGCCGTCGCATTGACCGTGGATCCACCGATCTGCACATAGCTCTCATTCGACGCAGACACGCGGATATACAGGGGGCGAGTGCCTGCCGAGTTGTTGGGGATGGCAACCCGTGCCGTGGTTGCACTGGTGGTCACGGTCGTGCCGTCTACGGCAATCGTGATGACGTCTGCGCGCTTCATATGCGGCCCTTCCAAATTCGTAGGTCGGCGTAGTCGGGATCGTTGAGAAACGCTTTCCGAATGCCGGGGTCGGTGCACCACTGGTGAAAAGTGACGCCCTTCAAATTGCAGTAGTGCTCAATGACTACCGGAGGGATAGAGGCCACGACACGCGCATCTGCACGCCCGTGATAACCCTCGTTGGACAGTGCTTTCGCACGTTCCACAATCGCTCCCACGTCCTGCGAACGGGTCACGATGATCTGGTCTTCTTCCAGCTTGTAGGAGGTTTGGACGGTCATAAAAAAAGCCCCCCAAGGTTTCCCCTGGAGGGCTCTCTAGTGCGTTGCCGATTACTGGATGTCGCGGGTAACTGCCATGCCGCGTTCTTCACGAACTTCGAGCGCGTATTCGGTTTCGATCATGAAGTTGCGGGCAGAGCCGATGCGGGCGAGTTCCTGGTCTTCCATGTCACGCAGGACAGCCAGGGCGCACAAGTCTGGGTCAATGTAGTACGCCTCACGGGTACGCTGCATCACGCGGTTAGGCACGATGTCCAGATCACCAAAGTCAGTCTTGATGACGTCCCATGCGGTGTTGAGCTGCTTCGTTTCGCCCTTGTTGAACTTCGTGCCAGCACCGGTGAAGGTGGCGGAGATGTTCTGCTTGATGGACGGGTGAACCATCAACATCGAGATGTTGCCGCCGTTGGTGTAGGCCGACAGTGCAGCGGTACGCATCAGGGCCTCGGTGTAGGGGCGCAGCGTGCCGTCAGTAGGAGCGGTGTTGGTGCCAAAGTTGGGGTTTGCACCAGAGGCCCCGAACGATGAACCCGTCACCAGCCAGCCGCGCAGGCCACGGGTTTGGCGGGTTGCGCCAGTCGTGAGCGTGGGGTTTTCGATCAGCGCGAGTTCCATGTCCTTGCGCAGTTCCTTGCCCTGCTTGATGGTCTGGTAGCGGATTTCCGACTTACGGCCCGCCTTGCTGACGCGCTCTTGCGTGTCGGAGATCGAGAACGTCTTGCGGCTGATCTGCGATTGGTTGGACAGGCGCTGAGTGGGCGTAACCGCTGTGTAGGCAGCGTCTGCACCTTCGGCCACGGCGTTGTTTGCCGGGGCTGCCAGCGTATCGCGCTGCCATTCGTGCGTCACGCTGGTGGCCTTCACCTTGTCGATGGCCGAGATGAACGGCGTATCGGTCGGTGCGGTGTTGTAGATGATGTCTACGAGGTCTTCGCGGTTACCAATGGCCGCGTTGGTCAGAAATGCGTTTGCTGGCATGTCAATTACTCCGATTGGGAGAGATAGCGCTGAACGTCTTTTAGCGTCCGGCCTGATCTCATAAATTGGTTTTTGGCTTGCGCTGCTTTCGCACTGCGCCCGCCGTCTTGTGTTGCGGTGCCTGGCTTCTGCGTCTTGGGTGCGACGTTTGCCAGCTTCTCGCGCACGGTTCCAGCGGCTTGCTGGCGTCCGTGGTACTTGTCCAGGTCGCGCAACATCAGCAGGACGCGGTGGTCTGTGACGTTGCCAAGCTCCTGCCCGGTCATGCCGTACTTCTGGAGAACTCCAGAAAGACGCTGCGTTAGCTGTGCACGCTTTGCAGGGTCGGCAATCTCAGGAATGGCTTTTGCGGCCTTGTCGAACTCAGCAGCCAATTGCTGCTGGTGCTGGTGCTGGAACATGGCTTGCTGTTGCGCACTCAGCTGCTGGCCCGTGCCCATCAAGTGTTGGAACTGCTGCACCCGTTGGGCGTGCATTTCGCGCTGGATGAGGTAGCTTTGCGGGTCAGTCTGGGCAAGCTCCAAGGGAGGCGGTTCACCAATGGTTTGTTGGTAGAACTGGGCCAGCACGGCTTGGGTTTGCTGGAGTTGCTGCGAGAGTTGCGCGGTCTGCTGATAGGCAGCGTGGACCTGCTGGCGCTCTGCGGCTACTTCTTGGGTTTTGCGGGTGTAGTCCGCTCGGAAGTCGGTTTCG